TCTGGTCGAGGGCGAGAAGTGTGCTCAGGCCCTGATCGACGCCGGCCTTGTGGCCACCACCGCCATGCACGGCGCCAATGCGCCGGTGGACAAGACCGACTGGTCACCGCTGGCGGGCAAGGCCGTGCTGATCTGGCCGGACAAGGATAAGCCCGGCTGGGAGTATGCGGACCGGGCGTCACTGGCAGTGTTGATGGCGGGCGCGGCAAGCTGCCACATCCTGTACCCGCCTGATGACCAGCCCCAGGGTTGGGACGCGGCCGATGCGCTTGCGCAGGGCTTCGACGTCAGAGGGTTCCTGGCTACCGGGCCGCGCATCGAGATCGGACTACCGACGGATGAGGCCGAGGCCAGTGACGGTATGCACCACCCCACCGAGGAGACCGTCTGGGGGACTGAGGATGCGCTGGCGCTGACTTTCACGCGTCGCTACCAGCGCGACTGGCGCTACGTGGCGGCCTGGGGCAAGTGGCTGATGTGGGATGGCCAGCGCTGGCGCTCTGAGGACACGCTGGCCGCGACTGACCTCATCCGTCAGGTATGTCGGCATGCGTCGCTGAAGGCAGCCAGCATCAAGACCGCCGCCAAGCTGGCCGCCTCCAGCACGGTCGGCGGCGTAGAGCGCCTGGCCCGGACCGACCGCCGGCATGCCGGTACCACCGAAGAATGGGACGCGGACGCCTGGCGCTTCAACACGCCCGGCGGAGTGGTGGACCTGCGAACTGGCCGGATGCGGCCGCATGAACGCGTGGACCACATGACCAAGGTCAGCACAGCCACTCTCAAACCAGGGGCCACCTGCCCGAACTGGCTGCAGTTCCTGGACCAGGCCACGGGCGGCGACGCAACCCTGGTGGCCTACCTGCAGCGGGTTTTTGGCTACTGCCTGACCGGCAGCACCCAGGAGCACGCGCTCTTCTTCCTGTACGGCACCGGCGCCAACGGTAAGTCGGTGTTCGTGAACACGCTCTTCACCATCGTCGGGGACTACGGGGCCAACGCACCGATGGACACCTTCATGGAGACACGCGGGGATCGGCACCCGACGGACCTGGCAGGTCTGCGCGGCGCGCGATTCGTGGCGGCCACCGAGACCGAGCAGGGTCGGCGCTGGAACGAGTCCAAGATCAAGGAGATCACCGGCGGCGACCGGGTGTCGGCGCGCTTCATGCGGCAGGATTTCTTCACCTACATGCCGCAGTTCAAGCTCGTGATTGCGGGCAACCACAAGCCGGCCATCCGCAACATCGACGAGGCGATGCGCCGTCGCCTGCACCTGATCCCCTTCACGATCACGGTGCCACCCGAGCGGCGCGACAAGCAGTTGCAGGCCAAGCTGCTGACCGAGAGCCACGCGATTTTTGAGTGGGGCGTGCAGGGTTGCCTGGCCTGGCAGCGCGAGGGCCTGCGTCCGCCGCAGAGCGTTCTGGACGCCACCGACGAGTATTTCGAATCCGAGGACGCCCTGGGCCGCTGGCTGGACGAGCGCTGCGTGCGCGTGGCCAACGCCAAGGCGCTGACCTCGGAGCTCTTTGGCGACTGGAAGCAGTGGGCCGAGGGCGCCGGCGAGTTCGTTGGCTCCCAGAAGCGATTCGCCGACCTGCTCCTGACAAGGGGCCTTGATAAGTGGCGCAACACGGTGGGGCTGAGGGGTTTCCGGGGTGTTGGCCTCAAGGAGGTACCCAAGGAACGGTTCTCACCCTACGCGGACAACTGATGGCAGCCATGACGACGAACCCGACTGACGTATGTGTCAGAGCCGCTGATTTACGCCTACACGCGCGCCCGCGTAAGAGGTTAACCGGCAGCTCTGTCGAATGTGTCAGCCCAACCGCAAATCTGGACCTGTGAACATGAACATAAGCACCCTGGCCCTGGATCTGGGCACCTTCACCGGATGGGCATTGATGACCCGCGATGGCGCCATTAGTAGCGGCAGCCAGTCCTTCAAACCCCAGCGCTTTGAGGGCGGCGGCATGCGCTTTCTGCGCTTCAAACGCTGGCTGACCGAGGTCAAGCAGTGCGCTGACGCCATCGACCAGGTTGTCTTCGAGGAGGTGCGCCGCCACGTAGGGGTGGACGCTGCTCACGCCTACGGCGGCTTCATGGGGCAACTCACCGCTTGGTGCGAGCACCACGGCATCCCGTACAGCGGCGTTCCCGTGGGCACGATCAAACGGCACGCCGCGGGCAAGGGCAACGCCAGCAAGGAAGAAATGGTGGGGGCCATGCGCGCACGTGGCCACAACCCCGCAGACGACAACGAGGCCGACGCCCTGGCCATCCTGTACTGGGCGGCGGCGCAGGAGGAGCAGTGAGATGAAGATCCCTGCGCAACCCTACCGCAGCCCTCTGGGGCGGCTGCAGCCCGAGACGGTCGACCTGGAGGTGGTCAAGGAACGTGGCTGGCGAGACCAGCACATCCTCGTGGTCAACGAGGCTGACGATCGGCTGGACTTCGTCGAGCGTGAGTTCATCCGCCGCATCGGCAACCGGCTTTACGGCCACGGCCATGGAGGCTCGCGTGGCTGAGTGGACGCTGGAGGGCGTGGCCGCGCGCTTTGCGGATGCGAGTCGGACGGCGCGGCGCTTGCCAGGAGGGCGCGCTCAGGGCTACTTCAACGTCTGGCCGACAATCGTGCGTTCACCGTGGGAGCGGCTGTCGCAGGAGGAAGTGCCCCTTCGCCGCGAGCCACCGTCGCCTGAGGACGTGGATCAAATGCTGGAGGTCATGCGCTGGGTGCAGTGGCTGGAGGTCGAGCAGCGCCACCTGGTCTGGATGCGCGCCGAGCACTACGAGTGGGACCAGATCGGCCGGCGCATCGGTTGCTGCCGGCAGACAGCATGGCGAAGATGGCGCCTGGCCATGGAAGTGGTGGCCGCGAACCTGCGCTGCGCCGAAGCCAAGGGCCACGTGGGGTAAGGCCGGCGGCATCAGTCCCCGGTTTGCTCCCAATGTCCGTTTTTTGGGGTTCCGGCCGTGCAACACGAAAGGGCGGTTTCACGTAGTATTTCGGCTATCTTCTGGACAGAGGTGAGGCCGCGCAAAGTCGCCGCTAACTAGTCCAGCAAGCGGCCGACCCTAAGGTCCCGAACCAACCCCTGAACCCGCCCGCGGCAATCGTGTCGCCGGCGGGTTCTTTGCTTTGTGAGCCCACCACCCGTGAACACCCTGGCCGTTGAGTACCGCAAGGTTGAGGCGCTGATCCCCTACGCCCGCAACGCCAAGCAGCACACCGATGCGCAGGTCGCACAGATCGCGGCCAGCATCCGTGAGTTCGGCTGGGGGGCGCCGATCCTGGTGGACGGCAAGAACAACGTCATCGCTGGTCATGGCCGGCTTCTGGCCGCCCGCAAGCTCGGCATGGACAATGTGCCGGTGGTGCCCATGTCCCACCTCACCGACACCCAGCGCCGGGCGCTCATCCTGGCCGACAACAAGATCGGTGAGAACGCCTCCTGGGACGATGAGCTGCTGGGCCTGGAGTTGACCGAACTGCGCGAACTCGGCTTCAACCTCGACCTCACGGGCTTCAGCCCCGATGAGTGGGGTGCGCTGATCAGCGGTGACGAGGCCAACGACGGCCTCACCGATGACGATGCGGTGCCTGAGGTGCCCGAGACGCCGATCAGCAAGACAGGCGACATCTGGGTGCTGGGCGAGCACAAGCTGCTGTGTGGCGACGCGACCAAGGCGCCGGACTACGCTGCGCTGCTGGGCGACGAACTGGTGGACATGACCTTCACCGACCCGCCCTACAACGTCAACTACGCCAACAGCGCCAAGGACAAGCTGCGCGGCAAGAACCGCGCGATCCTCAACGACAACCTGGGCGAAGGCTTCGGCCAGTTCCTGCACGACGCCTGCAGCAACATCCTGGCGCGCACCAAGGGCGCGGTGTACGTGGCGATGAGTTCGTCCGAGCTCGATACGCTGCAGTCGGCGTTCCGCCGTGCGGGGGGCCGGTGGTCGACCTTCATCATCTGGGCCAAGAACACCTTCACGCTCGGGCGCGCGGACTACCAGCGCCAGTACGAGCCCATCCTCTACGGCTGGCGCGATGGCGCGGACCACTTCTGGTGCGGCGACCGTGACCAGGGGGACGTCTG